ACCAGCCGTAGAAATGGTAAGTTTAGCTTTAGTAAAAGTTTTTGACAATGTTTCAGAAGTTATTGATAAATTTATCGAATTTAACAATCAAACTGAAAAGACAGTTACTGTAGGAAAAACCTATGTTACAGAATTATCAAACATTGAAGAAAGAGTAAAAAATTTAAATTTAACTCATACAGAATTAACTGAAATATTATCAGGATTATCAAAAGAAAACGATTTACTTAATAAGAGCTTAACTATTGGAGCAAAAGGACTAGAACAATTTAAAGATGTAGAAATAACATTACCAGTTTTGTTTGCTTTTCAAAATGCACTCGAAAATACAAAAAAAACAATACAAGATGTTTCTATATTTGATTTATTTTCATCTGATAATACTAATCAACTGTCTGATTACATGATAAAATTAGAAATGTTAGCAGTTCATGTTCATAAAGCTAGTAATGAATTTAAGGAGTACAATCATCAGCTAGAGATGAATAAAGTTAAAGTTTCTAAGGTTTCAGAAGTTACTCCTAAATACACAGAATTTCAAAGACAGTTATCTGCAAGTCTTGGATTACTACCTGAGGAAATACAAAATATAACAACTAACGCACAATTAGGTGCTAAAGCAGTTGGCGATATATCACAAGCTATGGTTGCTATGGCAAAAGGTAATAAACATAGAATTATTCAAGGATTAAAACTTGCAAAAGTTGCAGCTATAGCAGATAGTATTGCAGGTGCTTCAAAATCTTTTGCACAAGGAGGTTTTGCAGGTTTTGTAGGAGGTATTTCTATGTTAGCATCAATGATGCAAAGAATATCTATAATAGATCAACAAATATCCCAAGCAAACTCTCAAAAATTCGAACAAGGTGGTTTAGTAGGTGGAAGAAGGCACTCACAAGGTGGTACTATGATTGAAGCAGAACGAGGTGAGTTTGTGATGAGCAGAAATGCTGTATCGGCTATTGGCGTTGAGAATCTAAACAGAATGAATCAAGGTCAATCATCAGGAGGTGGTTCTATAAACATAAACATAAATGGTGGTATGATTAGTCCTGATTTTGTTGAAAATGAACTAGCAGAATCTATCAGAGAAGCAGTAAGACGAGGTGCAGACTTTGGCATTTCTTGATGACATCAAAAGTAAACATCTGACTAATTATGTGTTAGTTACCATTGGCGATAATATCCGAATATCGACTCAAAATATAAATTTTGACGGTGAATATTATAAACCAATTTTAATGAATATACCGTCTATTTCTGAATCATTGGATATAGAACAAAGAAAGTATAAAATCTCGTCTGTAACGCTAAGTATAAGCGATTATGAGCATAATGGTGTTCGATTCTCCGACAGCCTAAATACATTAATGAATAAAGAAGTTAATATTTATTATGCAAGTCCATCTTGTGTTACTTTAGAAGATTGTTATTTAGCTGGTACTTTTATTGTTCGTTCATTCTCACAGAATGAAGATACAATTAATTTAGGTTGTGAAGATTTTTCTCAAGATAAATTACATACTGATTTTCCTCTAAATGAATTAACTGGTGAAAATGTTGATGAGAAATATCAAAACAAGCCTATTCCTATGGTTTTTGGATTAGTAGATAGAAGTCCATGTGTTATTGAAAACTTAGGTTCTAATGAAGATGGGGGTGGTTATAAAATAATAGCTGATTTCTTCGAAAATTTACAATTTAATGACGACAATTTAGTGGATGGTATATTATCTCCTTTATACATATTTAATGAAAGCTATGCTAATATACCAGCAAAAAAATTTTTAAACTTATCAAACATTGATTTTGATTATGGAGTTCAAGGTATAAATACAGATAATCAATACGATATTGTAAATAATGAAATATTTTTTTTAAATGATACAAGTGATGATTTAAATTCTATTGGTTTACCTAATTTTGATAAAGTTCAAATATGCTATATACCTGAATTAAAGTCAAAAAAAATAAATTTAGGTAAAAATAATAGTGTTGAAATAAATAATATTGAAAATATAATTACTCAAGAAGATTTTGCAACTGCTTTCGGTAAAATTTCTTTTACAGAAGTAGATATACCTTTTGATATTGATTTTATTAAAGAATTTCCATTTTTAATAAGTTATACTATTAATAGTAATTTTGATTCAACTTCTTTAATAGCTGTTTTGCCGAAAGTTCAATTTATTTTAGAATCAAATGAAAGTAATACTCAGAAATTATTATTTAAATATGGTTTTGTTAATCCATCAGAACAAACAACTGATTTTGGAGAATTAACAATATTTAATGGAATTGAAAATATAATTGAATTTTCAGAAGATGTTTTAGGTCAAGGTATTGATTTAATTTCTGTTAATAATACGATAGGGGGAGATGAAACACCTACAGAGTTATCAAGGTACTTAGAATTAGATTTAATACCTAATATGAGCGTAAAATTAGGTTATGATAATATTATAAATCTAGTTGGGTCTAATACTGAAATAGATTTTAATTTAGATATTTATAGAGCTGTTCCTGTCTTAGTACACGATATTGACAGATTGAAATCTCAAAAATTTTTTGCAAATGTAATAGGTAGAATTAGCTCAACACCATCTGCACCTAGTGTATTTACAGAAATTTTATCTGAATTAAATTTTAATCAAGATATAGGAGGTGTTCATTACACGAATCTAGGATCATATTCTTTTACAGTTGATAAAAAAATTAACAGCAAGAAATTAATCGAAGAAATAGGTGAAAGCACTAGCTTATACCCATACTTTAAAGACGGTCAATTTAAATTAAAGAGCATAAAAAATATTTACAGTATCGCAGATGCAAAAATCATTAAAGCAGACGATGTGATTAATTATAAATACGATCGAACTAAGATAGAAAAAGTTTACACTCGTGTGAATGTTAAATATCATTATGATTATGGTATTAAGGATTTTACAAGAGAAACAGGTGATGTTACTCCGACAAATAGTGGTTTAAGTTCTGATTATTTAACAGGCTCTAATGAAAATTATTTTGGTGAAGATTTCGACCAAGAATTAGTGTTTGAGTCTAAATATATCAGAGATAAAGCTACTGCATTTAATTTAGCAAGATATTTGTGTGGATTACACGCTAATCAACACAATTTAATAACTCTTACACTACCTTTAAATTATATAAATCTTGAATTGGGCGATATAGTTCAATTAGATAAGCTCATACAAGGTAGAAGAATATTTGGAGAAGATTACAGTCTTTTTGATATAAATAATACTAAATACACAAGAAATGGTCAAGATATTTATAAGTTCTTTTTTGTTGAACAAATAAAAAAATCTTTAGATAAAGTTGAAATTAAATTATATCAATTACATGAATTTAATTTTACTTTTGATGATTTTACAATAGATGAGCCTGTAATCGTTGAGCCTGAGGTAGTAGAAGTAAGATATTGTGATAACCCAAACTATCAAGAATATTTTATTGACCCAAACACAAACGAGCAATTTGATCCAAATTTATATAGTGGTCAAGAAGTTGATTTTATTGGTGATTTCAATTTATGCCTCACACCGATCTCAACTCCTGAGCCACCACCTGTTATAGAGGATATTGTTGGCTGTATGAACGAAGATGCAATAAATACAAATCCTTACGCTAATGTGCATGATGAAAATTTATGTATAATGCAAGAACAGCTCGATCCACCTACAATTACATCTCCTATGGAGGGGGAGGTCTTACCATTAGAAATTGTTGGTGACCCTGTTAATATTATGCTTAATCCTGATGTAAATTCTTTTTTTAATAACCATAATCTCAATTTCAATTATCCGACAATATGTAGTTTCAGTTTCTATGGTTATAGTAATGATGCTTATTGTAATTTAGATATAATAGGTGATGTCAATATAACGACATCAAGTCAATTTTGTATGTTATTTACAGAACCTCCTAGTTCTTCTTCCAATTTTTATGCAACAAAAGTCCGTTCTCAAACTTTTTCAGGTGCAACTGTTCATTTAGATGCAATAAATGGAAGTTTTGAAAGTTTAAATTTATCTGAAGGTGATACATTATATCTTTTACCATTTTTACCTCACGAAACAGATTTTGGAACAAGTGGGAAACTTGGTATTTTTAAAGGTGATAAATCTTTAATAACTTTTATCCATAGTGATTTTGGTTCAGGTTGGGGTACTTTAGGATTTCCTTTTTTACAAAGTAATATTACATTAAGATTTAAAGCAACTTTTAAAGGATTGCTTCAATCTAATTATAGTGATCGTAGTTTTAGCTTAGCACTTCAAGACGATGTTATTTTTAATTTTGAACCAAATATTCCACAAATTATAGAAATTTCAATAGGTGAAATAAGTAGCAGTAGTTATTATTCACGTTTAACATTTGGCTCAGTAGGTGCTAGATTTAATGATTATGATATTATTGTTATTGAGGATTTAGAGATATTATCAACAGAAGGAGAGGTTACTACTCCAATATTAAATGTAACATGGAACGCATCTGAAAATTTAGTTGATAAACCATTACCTAATCTACCTAATTTTCAAGGATTACAAGGTGATTATGTTGTTAGTTTAGTAAGAACTTATTATATAGATAATGAGATTCAATTAGAAAATGTATATACTAATGCACTATCTCCAATTACAGCAGTACAAGGACAACAAACATATACACATAGTATTGATTTAGCTGCTGAAAATATACCAACTGATTCTAATTTACAAATAAATGTACTAGCTCGTTCTTTTTCAAATTATTCAGGAATAGATTTTTTTGTAGGTTTAGGAGGTTTACAAGAGAATATTGTTGGAAATATCTCATTCCCTATATCACCAGCACAAGAAGTAAATATATTATATGGAGAAAATGCTTTACAAATTAATGTTTCTGGAATAGTGTCAATAGTAAATCACGTTTTAGGATTTCAACTTTTAACAGGTCAAGAACTTTTAGATGCAGATTTAAATCAAGATGGTTTAATAAATATAGTAGATGTTTTGTTATTAATAAATATAATTTTGGACATAGAATAATGATAATATACGGAAATGGTGAATGTTTTGTTGATTTTACAAAAGAAAAAATATCATCAATAATAATACATTATAAAGGCTCTGTTTATTTAAAACACAAATTTATGTCAGTTGATTCAATGTTTGATAATGGAGATGCACTACTTAATAGAGTAAATAGAGATAATCTATTATTAGAGGGCAATAATCAAATACATATTGGATTCCTTAAACAACCAAAAAACTTAAATAAGTTGTTTGATTATAATGGTGATTTTAAAATTACAAGTGCTAAAATAAACGATCAGGTTGTAACTGTTAAAGCTACTAATGTAGATTTTTATGAGCTTATAGACTCAAATTGGGATAATGCTGGAGAGCCTGAGAAATATAAAGGTACTTACGTGGTTGGTAAAGTGCCACGCAAACGAAAATCAATAGGTGGTACTAAGACATCATCTAAAGCAAGAAGTGGCGTTAGAAGGGCAATTACAGGCTCGACATCTAGTGGAGGAGGTTATTAATGAGTTATAATTCAGTTGGCAGACCTAAATTTTATATTGATGCAGTAATGTTAGCAAGACAGTTAGGGCATTTAAATGATGCGTTAAATACCTTAACAAGAGATAAGTTTTTTTTAAACCCTGTAAATACTACTGAAATAAGTATACCTATAGATCCTACTGTTACTAGTTATCCTCATGAACGCTTTATAGATATACATTTTAAAAATTCTGCAAATAATTTGTATGGTAGAAGATACTTAAATTCTTTATCTTACTTATTTATTTTAGGTCATAGATTAAAAACTGATAATTTTAAAGTTCATGCTTATGTTAGAGATATAGATGCAGGATCTAATAGTGATCTAGTCAATTATACATTTCTTGATAGTAACGGTTGGGCGAAGTTTGAAGGTAGTGTAGATCAAACATTAAATACAAGTAGATTTACGTTTCATATTACCGGAAATGATCCAAGAGGTAATATTAATACTGATGATGCTTACCATAGTCCAGTTATTGAAAGCACTCCAATAGGAGATATTTCCTTTGGGTGGTCATATACTATGCCACAATCTCCTGATCTTGAATTAACGCAAACTTTCAGTAATGAATCGCTAAAAGTACAGACTACTAAAGGTGGTGCTACTCTGACCAATAAAGGATGGAATCAGCCACCAAAATGGGGAATATATCCACAATGGAAAGCATCACCAAATGATGTTGCTTATCCAACTAGACGAAGTTGGAATCTGAAATTTTCATTTATTAGCGATACAAAGTTAATGCCCCAGTTCTTCAATGAATTAGATACTACTAACAATAATCGTGGGATATTTGAGAGAATACCTATGTCTGACGATCCTACTACAGATGTTGATGAATCTTCGTTTGAAGCATATTCAATTAAAGATGATTTCTTGACAAAAGTTTATGCTGGTACTAATGGATTTCAACTACCTTTTATATTCCAACCTGATAGTGATGTCGAGGAATATGCGATTTGTAGAGTTAATCAGGACAGCGTAGTATTTACGCAAGTAGCTCACAGAGTTTATGATGTTAGTTTAAATATAATAGAAGTTTGGTAATGGTCTAACTAGATTTCTATTCTTGTGGAACAGAAACCCTCTATTTATTTAGAGGGTTTTTTGTTTTTAAGAAAAATTAAAAAAATCTATTGACTTATTTTAAAAAAACTTTAAATTAGGTGTATGGAAAATAAACAAATATTTAAAGAGTTTTTAAGAAGTCGTGGCATTAAACAGAGATGGTTAGCAGATCAGTTGGGTGTCAGCGAGATAACGATTAGTAATTGGGCGAATGGTAATAATTACCCACAAGTCAAATACATTGATAAGATGAAGAAGATGTTTAGAAAAGAGAGTGTACGCTTCTTATTTAAGAAAGAAAATTAATGAACGAAGATACATTAGTCAAAGATGTCATGGATGATATGGCTAATTTGCAAAAAGCAACAAAGGTTGTTTTAAGATATGTTAGCGATCTGATTGTTGAGAATAACGAATTGAAAGCTAAATTAAAAACAGCAGAGAAGCAAGTTGATTTAGCCAACGAACAAGTCAAATCATTACACATGAGATATAAAGAGTTTTAGTAAAACAAGGGGGGGGAGGTTTTTTTTCTATTTTTCATTGTTCCTCTCCCCCGTTTCCTATTGAAAGATTATGATAGAAAATAATATACCACTAGAAAGACACGATTGTGTAAACGGTCGTTTCTATTCCAATAATGATGGAAACCACAAGATATACCACCCTTCGGTTACGACTATACTAAATATTGTGGCTAAAGGAGAACAATTCGATAGATGGTTGGGTGATTCAAAGAGTTATCAGGATGCTATGGATTATGCTAATAACAAAGCATCTATTGGTACAGTTGTTCATATAGTATTAGAATATATGTTACAAGAGCCTAATTTGACTTTAGAGATTGAACCTATTATCAAAGATTTTAATGAGAATAATTATTATAAGATTCATAAGAATGACATAAAAAAGGTATCTAAGTGTGTGATGGGTGGTTTACAATTCTTTCACGAAAATGAGATTAAAGCAGAAGCATTGGAGTTACAGTTGTGGGAAAGGTCGTTACCTTTCAGTGGTACTGCTGATTTAATATGTAAAAGAAAGAATCCAAAGACTGGAAAGTTTGAAAGATGGTTGATTGATTTTAAAACAGGGCGAGAGAATCCTGAAGTTGAACTACAATTAACTTTTTATAAAAGGTTGTTTGAAAAGATACATAAAAAGAAAATCAAGAAGATAGGTGCTTTATATATTGGTAATACTTGGAAGAAAAAGCCTACCTACAAGCTAAAAGAATTTAAATACAATCCTAAGTTAGCAAAAGATGTTTTAGAGCTTTACGCATGGAAATATGGTAAGAACGGCGAGATGCCCAAACCATACTTCAGTAAAGAATATCCAACAGTTTTTTCATTAAATAAAATACAAGGAGTCTATAATGAATGGTCAGACTACGACCGAATGGATAAAACCAGCTAAAGTAACAGAGCCTATGACGGTTGTGTTAGAGAGTGCTACTGCACAAAAATATGAAGCAAATTGGCAAGGTCATACATCAACAAGGTATCGCATAAAATGTAAAAATGATATTATGCTTGATACTACAGGAATGTTTGTGAAGATGATGATTGATTCAGGGGCAAAAGATGGTGATTCAATGACATTTCATTGTGTCAAGGATTCAAATGGCAGACCGAATTACAATATCAGCATTAAATCAAATGGTATGGGTGGTATGAAAGAAGCGATTAACAATGTATTTGGTGCAGAGCCTGTTGATAATTCTAATGATGTAATGGCGAAGATCAATTCTTTAAACTCTCGTGTTACAGCCATTGAAAATAAATTAACAGCTACATCAAGTAATGTAACGAAAGATTCTTACGATGATGGGATTCCATTTTAATGTCTTACAATATGCCTGATTCTGCTGATTATAAATTTCTTAAAATAGAAGAAGATGCAGAAAAATTAGATAGAGCTGTAGATAAGTGGGATAGTATGACTAACGATGAGAAGGTACTATGGTTTCAAGATAATTTCAGCGATGAGCATATAGTTGATTGCCTTGAGAATGACGATGACATTATGGAATCAATATACGCTGAACTTGTAGCGATTGATAACCAGTAGTAACCTTTGAATAGTGAACGGATAGCAGGACAGTCATTAATTTGGTTGTCCTGTTTTTTTTATGGAGTAAAATGACTACCAAAGAATTTAAACAATTATACGACAAAGTGATTATACCAAGCATAGAGAAGATGCGTAATAGTGGTCAAAAAGAATATGCTAATGACCAAAACAATATATTTGCTAATTTTGATCGAGTTGCTGAAGATATAAATATAAATAGAAAACAAGTAATTTGGTGTTATCTTCGTAAACACTTAGACGGTGTTCTAAATTACATCGAAAACGGTGTCGAACAACGAGAAGCTATACAAGGTCGGATTTCTGATATAATCGTCTATATGATGCTATTATGGGCGAGTATTGAGGATGATAATTGTTGAACAACTTTAAGGAAGATAAATATAATTGGTGGTATGTTAAATTAATCAACAACCATCGCAAAAAGAGCGAAACTCGCAGAACTGGTATTAACTCAAGAGATATAATTTGCAGTTCATTATACTATTGTAAGGTATGCGATCAGTTATACACAAAGACTGGTTATAGTGGCAGCAAGAAAGAAAATTATTATGAATATTATACAAGAAAAGATTTATCGTTTTACGGTTTTATAAACAATGAAGAAAAAAGAAAAGTATGTGAAAGGTGTTATGAAGAAAAGTGAATGTGATATATGGAAAGAATTTACGTACGGAGCATGGTGGCTACCGTTTGAAAAGAACGGTTCTAATCTATCTTGGCAAAAAAAGAAGAAATCAAAGTGGGGAAATAATATGTTAAGGTATTGCAAGAAATGCGACAGAGCTTATGAGATCAATCAATTTGCACGACCAAGACAAGTATATTATTTTAGCAACGTACCAAAAAAACAGAATCCTAAAGTATGCCCTGTATGTGAGGGCAAGAACGTAAGTGTGCATAATTATTAACAATGGCACAATTTCAGGAATCTTTGAAGATTGGTCAAAAATACGAAAAGATAGTCTTAAATCAGATTCGTAAGAAGTACCCCCTTGCTAGGATTCTTGAAGGATATAATAAAAAGGGCGATATATACGTTCCTGAAATAAATAAATACATTGAAGTAAAAAGCGATCTTAAAAGCGATTATACTAAAAACATCGTTGTAGAGGTAGCATTTAATGGTAAACCATCAGCATTATCAACGACAGATAGTTGGTACTGGATTTTTATAGACGGCAAGTATATGGCGTGGATGTTTCCTGATTTAATATGGAAATGTATAATAGAAAATGATTTTAAGGCTGTAGAATTTATAGGTAACGGAGATACTAAATCTAAATTAGCATATTTAATACCTCGTAGGTTACTATATAATTATGCAGATAAGGTTGTTAAATACAAATAAAAAGGAGAAGATAGCGTGAGTGATAAAAAATATAAAGTAAGATGTTCATCAAATGGAGTTATAAATCTACCAAAAGAAGTTTTTAAAAAAATTGGATGGAAGATTAATGAGGAAGTTCATGTAATAGAAACTAAAACTTATTTTAATGAGGATGAAACATTTAAAGGTTTAACCGTACAAAAAGTCAGCGACACAGAAAGAGAAGATTTTCAAGAAAAATTAAGAGAAAACATTATTGATGGTTATTGTAATGAGGAAGCAGAAGCGTAATGGCAAAGAGATTTTTAGATAGCAAACTGTTTGATAAGGTGTGGTTTCGAAAGTTATCACCAAGATATAAACTACTATGGCTATACATTTTAGGAACTTGTGATTATGCTGGTATTTGGGATGTGGATCAAGAATTAACCGACTTTAGATTAGGCATTGATCCACCGATCGACCTGTCCGACTTTCTTGATAAAATGAAGGATAAAATATTTGAGTTTGATAAGGGTGAAAAGTGGTATTTGATCGACTACGTAAAGGTACAATGTGGGGAGTTGAAGATGGATTATAATCCACATAAACCAATTATCAAAAGGTTATACGATCAGAAAATACACACCCATTTTCAAGTCTTGCCTAAGGCTTGGTTAAGCCTTGTAGAAAAAGAAAAAGAACATAATAGTAATAGTATTAATAGTAATAGTACTAATAGTACTAATAGTACTACTGGTAAAAAGGTAAAGAAAAGGAACTATAATAAAGGAACTATATTTAAAATACCGTTGGAAAAAGAAATTAAAGAATATATGAAAGAAATAAACTTTAATGACAGCGATACGATGGCTGTTAAATTCTTTAATCATTATGAGATGAAAGGTTGGATGGTCGGTCGAACGAAGATGAAAGATTGGAAAGCTGCTGTTCGGTACTGGAAATCTCATAATCAGACGAATAACGAAGTAAGCGATGAAGATTATAAATTAGAATTAGAAAGGAGATTTAGTGAGTAATAAACGAGTAGATGCAATCGAACAATTATTTTTATCTTTTAACAGAGAAGTTGGCAAGAACAGGTCTTTAGTTGAGAACTACCTTACAAACCTGATTGGTATTGAAACCAAGATGCTTGAGAACGCAATAAATCATTTGATAATGAACTCGGATCGTTTACCTCGATGGACTGAGGTCAAATCGTATTGCGATAATCTTAGAATCTTGAAAAAGCATGAGTCTGTTCCTTGTGATGAGTGTTGGGGTATTGGGATGGTTTATTCTGTATTCTTTGATGATACATTAGTCAGATCAGATGCTTTCGTTCCTGAAACCGATAGTTATTACTACGAAGCAATTACTGGTAGATGTGCTTGTGAGAATGGAGAGCGTTACATGAAAACTATGCCTATATCACGATATACTGAACTTGTTAAACAAGAATTTGCAACAGGTAGGTATATTGCACCAGCACAAGCGTGTTCTGAAATTGTAATCAGGAAAAACAGACAATTACGTGAATTGGCTACAGAAAATAGTAACTGATAAAATAATATATTGTTCTTTCTGCAAAGAGAAAAAAGCTGTAGTTTATCGTATGAGTCCTGTATTTAAATTTCCTAAACGACCGATGTGTAAACCATGTGCATTACGTGATTTGGGAAAAAAGTGTTATTTATCAGAAATTGGAGAATAAATCAATTTTAAGGTATAGCAAATATAAAAGTGATATGTTGATACCAAAAATAAATTATCTCTCGTTAGAATTTATGTTAGACACCTTAAACGCTATCTTAGGTTCTCTACAGAAAGGAGGAAATAGGCAAGGGTAAAACTTTGCCTATTTTTTTATGCAATTTATAGGAAACAAAGAACAGGGATTATTTGCAGAATTACAGTTTATGGTAGATGCTTATGAACATGGTATTGTCTGTGCTAGACCTGAAATTGAACAGAAATTTGATTTTTATGCTGAAGGTACTAATGGTGTTAAGAAAGTTCAAGTAAAATGCACTCAACGATACACAAGGGTAAATAATTTTAAGTTTACAGTTAGCTGTGGATCAGCTATAAAAGAAAATTATGGGAACAGTCAGGTTGATATATTTGCATTATATGCTATGCCAATTAAAACTTGGTGGATAATTCCATTTGAAAGCATTGAGGATAATCGTAAAACGATTACTACTAACACGCATTTAGAAAAATATAAAAAATATATAAATAATTTTGATTTAATATGAATTACGTAAACAATAGTATTGTTAGACAGCCAACTAAATTAAAGTCTTATATTCTGAGCATTTACAGAGATGTTTTAATTAAGCTGCCGACTGGTAGTAAGCAAAGAGAATTAGTATTAGAACGCTTTGACTTTTTAAAAAACCAACCTGATTATTATTGGACTCAATTTTAATTTCAAAATTATGAGCGATTTTATAAAACAAAATTATAGGGAAATTTATAAGTAAATTTTGTCTGTAAAATTCAAGCTAAATATTGACATTCCTTTAGCTCCAGTAGCACAAAAAAGACCTCGTTTCATACGTAATTCGTTCAGAGTTTACGATCCATCTGCAAAAGATAAAATTCCATTTATAAATTTTTTCCAAGAAAATATTTTAGATGTCATTCAAAATTATAGCCAAAATTATAAGCAAAATTATAAGCAAATTTATAAAGAAAATAATTGGCAAATTTTTCAGCTAAAAAATGGTCAATTTTTGATCGAAAAAAATCAGAACTTTCGAGTAACTTCCGATTTACTACCGAGCAAAGAACCTGTAAAAATTGATCTAAAATTTTATTTCAAACGACCTAAAACGCATTTTTTAAAAGCTGGTAATATCTCAAAACGGTTTAAAAATAATTACCCTAAAATAGATATTGATAATGTATGCAAATTTTTAATGGACTGTATACAACCTCAAAAAAATAATAAATCTTATAAAGGCATCATTTTTAATGATTCACAAGTAATTAAATTAAATGCCTGTAAAAGTTATTTAAATGATCAAGATTTACGACCGTTT